AAGTTGCGCATGCGCGGCTACGAGTGCCGTATATGGCCAGCTAGGTATCCCAAAAAACCAGCCAAGTACGGCGATGCCCTGGCGCCAATGATCTTGGAGGGTTATGGCGACAGTCCCAACCAACCAACAGACCCCGGCAGGTTCTCTGATCTTGATCTGCTTGAGCGTGAAGCGTCCTATGGACGATCACAGTTCACCCTGCAGTTCCAGCTCGACACCACCCTGTCTGATTTGCAGCGTTTTCCGCTGCGTGTCTCAGATCTCATGGTGCTTGAGGTTGACGACCACGTCCCCGAAAAAGTGGTGTGGTCAGCAGGGGCGGAATATCGCGTTACAGATTTGCCGTCTGTGGGTTTTAGCGGCGACTACTACTACCGACCAGCCTTTATCCATGGCGAGTGGTTAGAGCTAGATGGTTGCGTGATGTTTGTTGACCCCTCTGGCAAGGGTGCCGACGAAACGGCATACGCAATTGTTGGCCAACTCAACGGCAACTTGTACGTCTTGGAGGTTGGTGCGTTTACTGATGGCTACTCAGATGAAGTCCTGGAGGGCCTAGCAAAGGCCGCAAAGCGCCGAAAGGTGACATTGATCCTCCTGGAGGACCAGTTTGGCCAGGGCATGTTGCAGAGCCTGTTGCAGCCCTTTTTGCGCAAGTACCACCCCTGCACGATTGAGCCAGTTCGCAGCAACATGCAGAAAGAGCGGCGGATTATTAATGCGCTAGAGCCGGTTATGAACCAGCACCGGCTGGTTGTAAACCGTTCAGTCGTTGAGCACGACAGCCGCAGCAGAGACGACGAGTCAATTGAAACAGCTTTGGCGTACCAGTTGTTTCATCAACTAACGCATATTACGGTCGAGAGAAATTGCTTACAGCATGACGACCGTTTGGATGCACTGGCGGGAGCTATCCAGTACTGGAATGAGTCGCTGGCTATTGACGAAGATCGAGCAATCAAGGAGCGGCAGGCAGAGCTATGGAAGCTTGAAATGGAGGCGTATATGGGAAACATTGAAGGAGCGCTGGACGCAAAAGTATTGGGGATACCCTTGGATCAAATCGGAAGGTCAGATGCGGAAGAGTGGATCCAACTCGCAGGTCGATGAGCCACGGCCTTTCGTTGTACGACTGCCATCTGGGTTTTTAGGTGAATGGGCCGGCATGTCAGTAGGCGGCTATCAAATAGTTGTTTTGGCTAAAGACGCAGAAAACGCATTTGAAGTAGCCACCATGTGTGATTGTTGGGAGCAGCTACCGTTTGAAGTCAAAGTTTGCCAAGCGTTTCCTAAAGATTGCGAATGAAAGACGACAGCCAGTGGCCAACGCTTGATGAATCAATCCTGAGACGTCTCGAAGATCAGTACCCAGAAAAATGCCCTGAAGCGGACTGGACTGATCGGCAGATATGGATTTATGTAGGGCAACGCAGTGTGGTCCGCATGTTGCGTGCCGTTTATTCTGAGCAAAACAACGAGGACTAGCTATGTGCGGCGGCGGTGGTGGCAATAACGACGCAGCAAACCAGCGTCGTCACGAGCAGCAAATGGCGCTCCAGCGCGAGCAGATGGCTGAGCAAAAGCGCCAGTTTGAGTTGCAGCTAGCGCAGCAAAATTCGCGGTACGAAGAGCAACGTGCTGCAGCAGATGCACCACTACCACCGCGTCCGAACCCTATTGCGGAGACGTCTGCACGGTCAAACCCGACAGCAACGGCAGCGCCCAGCTTTGTGCAAAACGCTAGTTCAATGATGCAAGCAAACCCGGCAGCGCCAGGCTTTATGCACACCGCTGGCAAAATGCTTGAAGCTCCATTTGTAAATTCATCAACAGCGCAAACAAACGCAACAGCGCAAACAAACGCAACAGCTGCAACGCCACCCGTTATTGAACCAACTCCTCAAGGAGTTGATCCTTTGTACGCGCCAAATCAATCGGCCGGTGACCGGCAGCCAGCGCCGCAAGGATTAGCTATTGCGCCACGTTCACAGCGCTCAGGCATGGGCCGTCGCCGCTTCCGCACCAGCGTTGCTGGCGGCGCAGGTGGCCTGTCTATCCCCGGATAATTAAATGCGCCTAAATCTGACTAGCAAGGTTGATCGTCAGCCCAGTGACTACGGCCGCGGCAAGCACTCTGCTGCTAACCGCTACGAACAGTTGCGCGGCAACCGCTCTTCGTTCTTGCAGCGTGCGCGTGATTGCAGCAAGGTCACATTGCCGGGCCTAATCCCAGACGAAAACTATGGCGACCACGGCAGTTTCAAGACGCCGTACCAAAGCCTGGGTGCGCGTGGGGTCAATTACTTAGCTAACCGCCTGCTTATCACTCTGTTTCCTCCAAACAGTGCATTCTTCAAGCTTGAGGTTGATGGCTTGGCGCTGCGCATTGAGGAAGCAGGGCCTGAGATTAAAACCGAACTGGACAGCGCGCTGGTAAAGGTTGAGCATGCAGTGATGCAAGTTATGGAGCTGGCCAATGGCCGCGCCTCACTGCACGAAGCCTTTAAGCATTTGCTCGTCGGCGGCAACGCCTTGCTTTACATCTCCGAAGAAGGAGTACGAGTCATCCATTTGGATCGCTATGTGCTTTGCCGTGACCCTATGGGTCATGTCACTGAGATTGTTGTTGAAGAGGAGGTCTACCCTGAAGCGCTCCCCACGGGTTTCATCGATTCAGATGAGGATTTTGAGGACGATGAATACGACGAAGACAAACCGTCACAACGAACGCTAAAGATCTACACCTGCGTCAAGTTCTACGACGGGCAGTGTCACTGGTATCAGGAGTGCAAGGGTCGTGAGATCCCAGGCACTCATGGCATGAGCCCTGAAGAAAGCAGCCCTTGGGTTCCACTTCGCTTTGACCGCACGGACACCGAAGAGTACGGGCGTTCATACGTTGAGCAGTATTACGGCGACCTGTTAGCGCTGGAGTCGCTGTATCAGGCGGTCTTGGAAGGCAGTGCAGCCGCGGCCAAGATCTTGTTCTTGGTTAACCCCAACGGCACTACGCGCCCGCGCACACTGGCTAGCGCTGCTAATGGCGCAATCGTGCAAGGCAACGCCCAGGACGTCACGGTCATCCAAAGCCAAAAAGGCCAAGATCTGCAAATTGCAAGCGCAACAATTGACCGCATTGAAGGTCGTTTGCAGTTTGCGTTCATGCTTAACACTGCAATTCAGCGCCCAGGCGAGCGGGTAACAGCAGAAGAGATTCGTTACATGAGCCAGGAGCTAGAAGCATCAATTGGTGGCTTGTATTCGATCTTGACGCAAGAGTTGCAACTGCCACTTGTGCGCAGGTTGATGCACATTTTGCGCAAGCAACGCAAGCTGCCTGCTTTCCCTAATGGCAGCAATGGCGAGCCGTTGGTTAATCCCAAACCAGTGACTGGTCTTGAAGCAATTGGCCGCGGCGATGACCGTAACAAGTTGATCGAGTTCATCACAGCAGCGCAGCAAACGCTTGGACCTGAAGTGATGATGCAATACATCAACGTTGACGAAGCATTGCGGCGACTAGCTGCTAGCGGTTCGATTGATACAACTAACTTGGTAAAAACAAAAGAACAGCTACAACAAGAAGCAGAGGCTGCTGCGCAAGCCCAACAGCAAACGCAGGAGCAGCAGCAGCTGATGGACATGATGAAGTCCCCAGCTGCTGCTCAAATCGCCAAAAACTACACTCAGCCAGGAGCGACTTATGGCCCCCAGTTCACGGAAGAAAGCGGAGTCCCCGGACCCCAGCCAAACGCCCTCCCAGACGGAGTCACAGCCCCAGGAATCCCTAGTGGGCCAGCCGGCATCCCCGCAGCCGCCGGCTGATTACGAGGTTATTGAGATCGGGGAAATCCCTGAGCCCAAAGTGGTTGAAGTTAAAAAGCCTGTCGTCAGTGTTGATGACGACGGCACTATTCAAATCAAATAAGGAGAGCACATGCCTGAAGCAATTACCATCAAAAGCAGTCCCGCACCTGCAATGGCGCCAGGCCAGGAGGAAACTTCTGACGGCGATATACAAGTACAGGGCGAGGAACCGCTTCTTGCTGGCAAATACAAAAACGTTGACGATTTAGTTAAGGGCTACAAAGAGCTTGAAAGCGAGCGCAATCGC